TATTGATTTCCCCTGCTGGTCTGCAACCTCCCTAGGTGGCGATAAAAAATCGAGGGATGAAGTATTCAATTGCGATTTTACAGTATATTCGTAAAAGCGATTTGAATAATCGATATTTCGGGTGGCATCGATGATGTTGTTATCTTTTGCACCGCGTACATTTTTTAGAGCAATCGGCGCGTATTCAGTTCCGGTTCGAGCAAATACAAGCTTTCTTCCACCATCGCTTGTCAAAAGTACTTGCCGCTTTCGGCTGTAGCTTTCCAAAAATTCTAATGCGTTTTGACCCGGCTCGGCACTCGATATCTCTTTTTTAAAGCTTTCGATCACTCCCGCCTGATTGTCCACGGTTGCATCAATCCCCATTTCGGTCAACATCGTTGTGGCGATTGCCTGGAGCGTCGTGCCTGATTTTTCGATGGCCGGCGCCGTTGAGTCTACAAAATCAGCCAGAAAGCTGCGGCCGGACACTCTAATATCGTGCATCAGATCGTTGTAATTTATTTCAAGTGACTCGATATATCCGTCTATGATCTGAGTACCGTCCGCAGTAATTACTACCTGGTCACCAACCTTCACCGGGAAACTGTTGTCGTTACTGGCAGTAGAGACAAACGAAAATCCACGGGCCATCGCCGCGATGGTAGCCGTTACCGTCGCTGAAATAAAATTTTTATAGGATGTCCCGTTGATTTCGATTGCCAGCATTATAGCGTGAGCGCCTTTATAGTTTTATTAAAGGTGGCAACATTAATCGATTCGTTGAGAGTAATTATCTGATCGAGAAGATCGATATCTCCGTAGTATCGATAAGCGGTCAATGCCATCGATGCCAGACCTGGATTAATATCGACCACGCGATAAACGATTTTTTCTTTTTCGTCGAATACCTGTCTTGCCGTAACCCTGAGTTCTGCAAAAGCGGATCTCACATCTGGGTCGTCCGCGATTGATTCCAGGCCGAGATCGGTAATATCTTCATTTTGGCTCTTGAAAAAATCGTTGTAAACGTCGTTTAGCCGTTCGGTGGCATCGTAAAGCTCTGTGACGGTAGTATAATTTGCATAGGCTTTCGATTCATAGCTATTTGCAAGGGCGGTTAATTTTAAATGCTCTTGAATTGCGGTGTTGTTCTGATCTCTATCGAGTTGATAGCTCGTAATCGGTGCCGTTGCCACCGTGAGAGGATAATCAATCAGGTTATCCCATGCGGCCGCCAGCTGATCGACGAGAAGCGGTACGTCCAAAGCCGTGTCGTATAGCAGTGTTGCGCTGTCGCGCAGATCATTCGCGGAGGAAACAATCGTGGAAATATTGCGGGTCACGCTGCGATAAACGCGGTCAAAAGCTGCGGCCCCGGCCGAAGTTTTATTCGTGAGTTTGCTAATGGTGTCGTGAACGGTTCCAAAAGCGCCGTTAACCGTGGAAACCGCTGAATCGAAAATAGATGGCGTTGACGGTTTCTTGTAAAGACTTACCAGCTTTCCATCTATGGCACTTTTTGCTCTTTGAGCAAGGGCGGTTATCGTTGGATTTGAAGGCGTATCCGGTTCCGGTGCGATATATTCACGGCTGTCTGAAAACTCAATATCGAAAGTGAACTGTCCGATTTCGGTTTGATTCGAAGTGACTCGAAACGTCAGGCTCTTAACAAACAACTCGCCATAGACTGGGTGAATTAATCTGCCAATGCCTGGACGTTCAAGTGCATTTTCGAGTCTGATTCTTTGGTTAATAGCGTCTTCACCGTGAACGATGGCCGTCAGCGAGAATGTTCTCGGTAGTTTGCCTATCTCTTCGACGTAACGTTCGTCGCTATTTGGATATTCGTGGATAACAGTTTTTTTGCCGCGAGATACTGATTCTGTAGAGACAAGAAAGCCTACGTTCCGAAACGATGCCGGATGTAGCTTTTCGAGTAGGCTCATGGCGTGACTCCCATCATATTAAAGCCTAAGTTGCCAGGGGCGCTGGTTTGCATTCCGGCGGATTCGACTTTGCTGCCTGGAGTTGCTGATACTGTTATATTTCCATTCAAAATTGATTTTGTTGCGGCAGCGTTTTGTGCAGCAACTCCTTTTTCGCCGAATCTTAAAAAGCTTTTTATTTTTTCGCCTATAGACATACCAAAGTTTTTAGGTGCCATGATTAAAGATTTAAATTTTTCAATTGCAACATCCAATCTTTCAATGATCCAATCAATTCCGAGCTTGAAATCCATTACAAGGTAATCCCAATTTTGTTGGATTTCGAATATGGCAGCGCTTATACCGACAATGGCGGCTCCTACAGCCATCAATGGCGCACCTATAATACTGGCAAAAAAAAGTAACGGAGCCAGTGCTGCTACAACTGCCATGATCGATAGTCCCAGTTTAAACATTTCAGGATTATTCTTTGCCCAATCGCGGAAAGCAAAACCGAGATTGACTATTTTCGGCGCAATCTCTTTTATAATGGGTGTTAAAACATCACCGATAGTTATCGCCACCACATCAAATATCGCTTTTATTTTACCCCAGGCCGTCTCACTGGTGCCTAGCTTATTGGCAAGCTCTTTCATCATCGACCCGGCAAATTTTGTATCATCGACTACAAGCCGCATCGTTTCATCATACTTTTTCATGTTGTTTACGGCCTTCAAAACAAAGCGACCGGCTTCAGGCCCAAAGAGTTTATCGACCTGTTTGGCCCTTGTAACCGCATCAAGTCCTGATAATGATTTTAAAAGACCTTCGATGGCGCCCTGCGGGGATTTTACCATCAATTCCAACATGCCCGGCATCTGCCGCATTTTTGCGATCATCATATTCAAGCCGCTTGCCGCGAGTTCCGGCGTGACTTCCATCTGATCCGCGAACGCGGCCCAGCCAGCCATGAATTTTCGAGGCATGTCGATGCTCTTTAATGTGCCTGACGTTCTGGCAATGATGTCTATCATCCTTGCGCCACCGGCTGCTGTGTTGTCAGCAAGATAATTGACAGCATCCATTAGGTTTCCGGTTTCATTGACGGTTAAACCGAGTTTAGCCTGGATCGATCCAATCTGTTCTCCGGCAGTACTTTCGAGCATATCAAAAGCCACCGATGTCCGCGAAACGACACCGATGAAATTATCCATGTCTTTCATCGCAATTCCGAGCTTGCCGCCGGCCACTGCGATCTCTGCAATATTTTTAGGGAGCTTGCCCATCGCAACTGAAGTTTTAAGGATATTCTCTTTAAATCCGATCATCGCAGGATCATTGGATGCGATATTCATGACTTTGGAAACATCAGCCATCACACTCTCAAAATCCATAGACTTTTTAGCGGCGACGACCAAACCGGCACCGGCGGCAGCACCGAACGCCATCATGCTGTCTTTAACTCTACCGGCATTTATCCCAATGCGGCCCATACCGGCGGAAATCTTTTTCATCCCGGATTCAAAGCGTGTATTCGCTTGCTCAATGCGCTTTAGCGCCGGAGTGAATTTATCAATAATCTGATAGATATATGATACGGATTCGGCCATTTACTTTTTCTTTACGCTGTCTTCTATCTCGCGGTTGATTTTCTGGGCCATTCGATTCCACCGGATTAAATCGTTGAATGTCATATTCATCGCATCTTGATATCCGATGCCGCCTTCGTAAAATTTGATCAGATTTGCGATCAGATAAAGCCAGTCACCCCCGCTATTTAAAATAACGAGGGAATAATAAAATTTGCGATGTAACCGCAGATCATTTCAGTAAAATCGGATATGGAGATGTTTCGGAATGCGGCATCCCTCAACGGCAGCTTGCCGTCATAGGTGCCTACTTTTACGAACAGCTTTTTGCAAATATCGGCCGCGTCTGAGAATTTCACAGACTTTGACGCCAGCAGAATCATCTTCACGGCCTTGTCGTCTATCGATGCGGCGGCCTGTTCTGCCGTTACTTCGTCGCTGTTGAATTTATCTTTTAGATCCTGGGCATCTAGCATCGCCCGCATAACAAGTTGCGATAGTTGAGACGATAGATCAAAAACCGCCATCGTCGGGCCATGTAGCTCAATCGTGGCGGTCTTGGCGAAGTCGCCATCTTTTGTATACTCTATCGTTTGAGATAGATTATAGATGTAAGGATTTTGTTCCATTTAACTCCTACAATACCGGTGTTCCCATAAATTCGATCTCGGCCTCTCCGTCGGCACCGATCATTCGTTCTACTTCGGTAGTTACTACCATCGTGCGAAAGCTTTCAACCATCTCGCCTTCAGAAAGCCTGATGGTATTGCCGTTGATATTGTCTGTCCAAGAATTAATCATATCGAAATTTTCTTTGGTATTGAACATTTTGAACTTCACCATCGAAATTTTCGTTTCCGCATTTTCGCTAATGACCACTTCGATTGCATTGCCACCGGCGGACTGCGCTTTGACGGTTTTGTCTCCCTGACCCTTTTTAAACGATAGAGAGTTCGGGATAATGGCAATCGGAGCATCATTTACTTCAATTGTTGGATTTGCCAAAGTCTGTAGTGCCATTGTAACTCCTTTTAATCATTGCCAAAATTAATCTGAATGGTGCCGATAACCAGCCTTATCTGCGATACCAAAAGTGGGGATTGGTATACTTCCACCTTGCCGTCCGCAACCGTCACGACAATATCCAAATTATCAAGATAATCTTTTTTTGCTGCAACGCCTTTCTGCACGAGCGCTTCGTCGGCAAGCTCGTCGTAAAGCTCAGAACAAAACGCCCGGATACTCGCCTCATTCGCCATATCCCGTCCTGGCAGCAAATCACCATCAGTCAATCGCGTCTGGGCATACCGGCGCTTAAAATTAACGAAAAAAAACTCGCGGATCAGGCTTGCCGTGTCCACCGTATTAAGATATTTGTAGCTGGTATCGGGGTTGCCTGCCGTATCGGTCAGATACGTCGTTACAAACTCGCCCATAATGGTACCATTGTAAGCCCTGTTTGGCCCATAAGTGGCGACCCCGTTTGAACTCAACTCTGCTAAGTCTTCCGGCGAAAAGTCATCTGCGGGTGATCCGATCCCGGCATTCGGTAGAGACGTGTTAAAATATGGCAGACTTCCGATGGCAATTCCCCCGAATTGATCCCGGCTTGCAACCGTTGTCAGATATCGCGTGATATTTGCGTCTTCGGTTAATCTCAGCGCTCTGATTGCGGCGACTTCCGCGGCGATGTTATCCAAAAACTCAAATGTCTGCGGCCCGATACGATTATCAGCGACAGAGATAGCTTTTTGTCCCAGCACGACAATGCTTTGGCTGTTCAGCGTCGAAACGTAGGTTTTCAAATTAGCCAAGGTATCGACCTGCCCTTGGATCGCAACACCGTCCATGACCGCATTGGTCACGTTAAATTTAGCGTCAAGATCATCACCCACGACAGTAATTGTGTAGGCCGCCGGCCAAACAATTGTCTGATATCGAATAGAGGCAATCGGGTCTAACACTCCGGTAAGCGTCGGATCTGTCGCGCCGCCAGCCCAGCCGGTCAGCGCCCACGTAACACCAGCAACGGTCCCGGTGACTTTCAGGCCCCAATCGTTTGCAAGGGTTCCACCATTTTCTGCGGTGATCGTGACGACTCCGGCGACATTTGCGGCCGTAAACGGCGCATCACCATCGGCGGTAATTAGGGCCACCAGTGCATCACCTATATCCGTAGCCGCGTCCGCGTCGGCAATACCGACCTCATAATTATGATCGTTTTCACTGCCGACAATTACGTTTATCTCTCCGGCTTCGGTTGCGACAGATCCTGTGAAATCGACTTCGGCGGTTGCGGCGGTAGCGCCACCGGCATCATCAAGTGGGATGATATCAAGCTGGCTGATTTTGTTCTCGCGTTTAAATGCGCGTACCATCCCGGCAAGATGTGATCTCTGTCCGAAAAGCGTGTCTTCACTCCCATCATCTGGGTGATCGATGATCAAAGCGCCTGCCGTTGCAGTACCGGCGGCGAGCATCTGGCCGACAATCAATGTTTTCTGTTCGGTGACCCCCGATATAGACGACGCAGGTATGATCGAAAAGGTCACTGATGGACTTGAAATAGGCAATGTTATTCCTCCTCTTTAATTACTTCAATGCACCCGTCTACGGGTGCATCCTTAAACCTGTCGCGCCAATATCGATCCAGAGGCACCCCGTATTTATCTGTTTTTATTTTAAGTTTATATCCTGCGGGAAATCCCCGCAACGGTTTAATTATTCTAATTTTCATAGTGCCTCTTCGTCAAGATTGATCGGTATCACGTTCACCGTTTCGGTATCATTGCCACCGAGCAAGTGGTAGTAATCTATATCACGGAAAGCTCTATCATCGTCGTGCGGCATTGCATCTTCGAAATTGATAATGTAAGGCAACTGCCAATCATAGACATGCGTGTAATAAGCGGAGTTGTACTCTCCAGGCCCCATGCCTGCCGGGATGCTGACCGCCTTATACATACTACCGTCAATCGAATATCCGTAAAGCGTTTTCAATAGCGCAGTGAATACTTCGTCGTAGGCAAGCTCCTGGGCATCGGTGCCTGATAGGTCTTCGGTAGTCGGCAGAAAAACGGTCGTAGAAAATGATTGGAGCAATCGCAGGAATAAAAGGTCTTTACGGGTCAACTCAGCGATTGAATCATTTAAAATATTGCGGTCCTTGGAAACATCCATGTCAGTCATAATCACAAAGAGATAAGCTGCGCCGGTTGCTTGTTTCGAATAAATATCGGTTGCCCTGTTGATGTCGGCGGCAGCCGCTATCCTGAATCCAGACACGACTTTGATGTCGTCCACCGTCCCTTCGGGTAATGTTCTGGCAGCCGAAAGGTCAATCGTAATGGTATCCAGATCCGGCGTGGTGGCTATTGGATATGCGCCCTTCGGGATTGCTTCAGACAGATATTCCGTTCCAGAGATCACCGGAGAGTAACCTACGAACGTGATTGGAAACGTTAAAGGGAATCCGATTCCGCCGCCGGATATTATTGCGCCGGTTGGAAAGAGGATCTCAAAATTTCTACGGTTCGGCACGTCTACTATTTCATGCTGCCCATCCCAATTATTGCCGAATCCCCCCATGTTCAAATACCAATCGTCGTTCGGCAAGCTCGGTTGCGTCAAATCGTGGTCGTATGCCGTCGTGAATCTGACGCTCGGATAGA